ACCCTAGTCACAGACAAGGGGATTAGTTTCACAGAAACTAACTATTTTTGAGCCTCTTGCTTGAGCACTGCTGCAAGCTGTGGGTCTTGTTCTGATAATATCATTTGTTGGGTAAGATTGCCCGTTTTCCAAGGATTTACTTGACCTCCACCAGCATTTGATGTTGGACTTGGTTTCGCACCCATTCCAGCAGCAGAACTAGGTTTGAAATGATGTTCCCAACCACTACCAGGGTTTTTGAGACTGCTGAGATAAGTATTTAAATCTTGTTCTACGCCACCATTAAGAACAACAACTTTACCTTCAGCATTTTTTTGTAACTTTCCTTGTAATAATGCTAAAGTTTGTTCTGCGTTTATCGCTCCAAGATTACTAATGGCTGCAAGTGCTGTAGTTTTTGTAGAAGCAACTTCATTAGAATTTTTTAAATCCTCTAATTGTTGAGACAAACTAGAAATCTGTTGGTCTTTTTCTTGTGCAGTTTTATTTGCTTCTTCCCAAAGAGTTTTCCATTGACCTTGTTCTTCTAAGTCTTTGGTGCGTTTTTCTTCTTTCTGTTTATAGACATCATCTAGTTTCCCTTTGATGCCTTTAAACTTTTCTTCTGCTTCAGCAGCTTCTTTTTTAGCAGCAGCTAATTTTGCTTCATATTCTGCTTTCACAGAATCAAGATTTGGTGCTTGTGGTTGTGAAGGAGTGTCAGCCACGGGCTGTTCAGGAGGATTCACGGAATCAGGCTGAATTACTTTTTCTTCAATCATAATTAATTAGCAGAAATAAATTTTTCTAGTTCGGCAATCAAATCTACCTTGGTATGCCTTTTATCTAACTCAATACCTATGGAACGACCATAAGTTTCAAGCTCAGATTTTGTCATTGTTTTTAAATTAGCAGTCAGAATACCCTCTTCAGGATTAGTTTCATCAGTAGCTAAAGGTTCAGGTGCAGGACAAACTTCAGGTTCAACTGGTGCAGTTGAATGTATTAGTTCTACTTCTTCCCATTTATAAGAACCATCAGGTTGTAAAACCCGATCTAAGGCTTTAGACATAAAAATGTATGTACTTGTCTATCATTGTATCAAACTATTCAGATTTGGCTTCATTTGCTGTTGGTAAAACTTCACCTTGCACTAAAATATCCCTAAATTCATCTCTATCAATCACTTGCTGATCGAATAATGAGGTTAAAGCTGTAATATCTTGTCCAATTAATCTTTCAATATCAAAATCTCTACTAATTTTTACTTCTGGTGGCTCAATACCTACATATTCAGCAGATAAATTAAATGCTTTTTGAAGTTTTTGCTCTAACTCCATAGATACCATTGCGAGCATGGAGTTTGTATCTACACGATCTAATCTTCTTGCATCAGCAGATTCGGCTACAAACTTTTGTTGGCTTAAAGTGCTAATACCAAGAGTAGCCATTTGCATTTGTAATTCTTTTATTTCAGCAGATTGAGCATCAAAAGCACTAGAAGCTGGCTCTACATAATAAATCTTATTACCAGGCTGAGTTGCCATCGCATAATTTACAGATATAGCGAGATCTTTAGTTTGATCGTCATAACCTTCCATCACAAGCATTGGTTGAGATGCAACGTGCAAACTATGTATTAAATCTGCCTGTCTTTGAAAATGTGCAAGATTTAAATAAGCAATATCAAGTAAAGGTGGTTTACTAACTAAATTATCTGTTTTTCCAGAATAAATAGTAACTAAAGGTATTTCTCCAAGAGAAAAATTACCAGATTCTACTTGTTGATAATCTTTATCTGCTGAACCCATTTCAAAATTTCCTGTCACACTGTTATCAGAGACATCATACATTTCTTCAATTTGCTCTTTTTTACGAAACACTCTGTACCTGCCAGGTTCTATTACTCTTATCTGGTCAAAAACTTTCTCACCAAACTGACCATCAGGCAATACAGCCTTTTCTGCAATTCGAGCTTGTATAAGATTCCCATAATTTGATTCTCTATCTAATCTCCATCCATAAATGTTATTTGGATCGACTTCAATCCAATAAGGTCTACGATTTTGTTGCCTTTCTTCTGCAAGACTTAATGCACCAGAAGGTGCAGGATAATCAACAAGAATATGACTTTGACCATAAGTAAGAGAACACATTAGTACTCTTCTTGCATATTCATCTAAATCTGACTTACATCCATCGACATCCATCTTAAACATCTCAGTCCAATAAGGATCACCAGTAAGTGTTATTGGTTTTCTTAAAACAAGACCTGTAGCTGCCCTTATTAATCTTTGAGTAAAAGGACTAAATACTGACCTATTTACTCTAGCAAGGTAAGCATCATAATCTTCTCTTGGTTCTAATGGTAGAAAAGCTTCACTGTTTTCTCTCAAATATTCAGTTCCCTCAGTAACTGCCTTCATTATTTCCCATCCTTTCATCATATCTAAAACAGCCCTTGTTCTAGTAAAAGGACTATCAATACCACCTACAGAGGTAGAAGAAACAATATTGGTTCTAATTGGACCAGGAACAGCGTATGTCATCTAACGACACCTCCATTTTCTTAATGCTAACGCCTTTCTAGTAGGTCTGCCTTTACTATCTTTCATTGGTCCTGGCATACCCTTCATCCTTGCACAGAAAGATGCTCTTCTTTTAGCTGCTTTACTACCAGGTTTTACTTTTCCTGTTACTGGTGCTTTTAAATTACTACCTGTAGCACGGTTATATTTTGCACGACCTTTAGCAGTAAGTCCACCTGTTTTAGACTTCTCCCCTCTTCCTACACTTAAATTAACTTGTTTACGTTTAGCCATTATTTACCCACCTTTGCTTGTGCCTTTTTATGAGCTTGAGTAAAAGTATCTCCTGCTCTCATTCGCCTTTTCATAAACGCCATATGCCTATCGCTATGATGCTCAGAATGTTTTTCTAATAAATTTTTTTGGCGAGTGGTAAGTTTCACTTCTTTTTCTTTTTTTTCTTAGAACGTAGCTTTTTAAGATCAGCAGCAGTGATCTTATCCCGTGGTGGGGCAACAGCAGCAAGTTTGCGTTGTTTACCCGAATAAGATCCTTTAGGCATTAGAGAGCAGAAGTAATATCACCAGTAGTTATAAAACTAACTGAAATTGTAGTTAAATCTCCAACAGTAGAACTATATGTAGTTCCTGTAATAATTCCATTAAAACTTAATTTTTTACTTCCTGATGTATCTAGAAAAAGATTAAATGAAGCATCACCAGCATCTTCAGAAGTTAATACGTCTGTAATAATTTCAGCAGTGTCATCTCCAGATGTTGCTGTGTAAATAAGATCAACACTACCAGATCCTGATTTTAAAGATCCTATGTTTTTTCTGGAAGTATCTCCATGAGCAGTAATATCAAGAGTATCTTTTGTTACGTCTAATGTCCAAGCTGTTGTAGAAGCCACTGCCCCTACTGATCCAGTTCCGTTATCAAATGATACAGAGCCTTCTTCACCACGAAAAAATGCCATGATTTTAAGAAAAATTTACTTATAACAATATCTTACCTTGAAACTGCGTTTTTCACAGTTATTTTTTCTTCTTTTTACGTCTATGTTGATAACTTATCTTCTTACTACCTGTTTTTTCTCTCTTAAATCGTGCTTTTTCGGCACTTGACATCTCTGAGGCTGTCTTAGGTGTCTTACTTGAGACACGTTTACTTGGTCTGCAAGCTGGATAGCCTCTTTTTTCGCCTTTTGATCGGCCACAAGGCTTGCCAGTTTTGACATCCACCCATTTTTCCTTAAACCAACGGGTTAGACCACCGCTACTTCTTGCCACGTTTTTTTGCCTCGGTGCGATAAGTACCACCACGCTTTTTGTACTCTCGTACAAGCCATGCGTTAGCGTAAGCAGAAGGATAAACTTTAAATTTACGTTTAGCTTCTGACTTTACTCTAGAGTATAACGCTTTATTGACAGGAACATTTGCCACGTTTTTTACCTCCCTTCTTTTTCTTCTTCTTTTTCTTAGTAGTAGAATGATACATAGTAAGAATTAGGTAGTTCTTAGTATATTCTAAACGAAGTCTGGCCTAATGTCTCTGGTTTTGCAAGGTTAAATTGTTGTAAACATAAATACCCGAAAGCGTCAAAAGCATGGTCAACCCCTAAGTTTTTATTTGGCATCCCTGTATTTGGAGCGTAAGTTAGAGTTCTAAGTGCTTTTATCAATTCTTTACATCTTGGATGTATTAAAGTTCGCCTTTCTCCTTCAGCATCATATAAAGCAGTATTAACAGCAGTAATTTTATCTCTAATTTTCCAAGGTGATTTAGGACTCATAACAGTAAAACCGTTTCTTCTTAAAATCGTATGGTCCGTAACACCGACTCCACTGGTTTTTCTTGCACTACCAGTAGGATCAGGACAAGCAATTACTCTTCGATCTACCCCATATCGTCTTACAACTTCTTCCGCAAAATCCCAAGTTGTTGCTCCACCCGTCAACATGATCTCATCAAACACATAAAGACAATCGTTATGCTTAACAGCACAAATTCCTGCCATCGGATCTACGTTAAAATCTAATCCAATAAGTAAAGGCATTAAATGTAAATCAACTGATTCTGTTGAAATGTTTTCATCATTGAAACTAATAGCAACTAAACCAGTTAAATTTTCAAAACTAGCTTCAAATTCTTGCCTAAATGTTCTTGCGTCTAACTGACCCCTAGCTGCTTCAACTTCTTCTGGAGCGACATTACCCCCTTCAATCGTAGTAAAACTCCACCTTTGCCAATCATCTCTTTCAGTTTCTCCGCAAAAACACCACATATCATAAAACCAACTGGCAGTTCCATCAGGTGTACTAATAAACAACGCCCACCCCTGTTTATCTGCTAAAGCTGGTCTAATAACTTCTGCCCATACATCCTGATCCATAAACGCTGCTTCATCTAATACCACCCCCGAAAGACTTCTTCCTCTCAAAGCCATCGCATTTTCAGTTCCTTTTAACTCAATAGTTGACCCATTTATCAATTCAATCCGTAAATCTGTCTCGTTTTTGCTCTTTATCCAGATTTTTGGCACTAATCTCTTTAATTCCTTCCACGCAATGTCTTTTGCCATGCGATATGTAGGTGCACAATAAAAATATGTCTCCCCTGGTCGATTTATCGCTCCACGAATCAATTCAATGCAGGAAAGATATGATTTCCCGAATCTTCTGCCAGCTACAAGGACACGAAATCGTTTATCGCAATTAAAAACTTGGCCCTGGGCATATCTAAGACTAATTTCTGGTGCGGTTTTTACAGGCATACACTAAAAAATAACAAATTTTTCAACTATTACCCCCTTTTTATAGCCTAATTTACATTTTCTAGGTTATCATTCAAATAATACCTTATCTGATTGAGTCCGTGGCTGAATCGTTTATGTCTGGCTTTATTCCAGCAGACCATAAAGAACAACAAGTAAAAAGAAAAAGAAGAGCTAAGTTTGCTCCTAATACTCAAGAGCATATTCAAGCTAGAAGTCAAAGATTGTATTCTCGTCAACTCGAGGGTAAAACAACAAGGCAGCTTGTTTTAGAACACGCAAAGATTGAAGGCATTGCAGAAACTTCTGCCTGGAATGATTGGAATAGAGTAAAGCAATGGAATAACGAAGATTGGGAGAAAGATAGAGAAAATATGCTTCCAAGACTTCAAGCAATGAGAGTGAGATTATTTAATAAGGCAGTTTCAAAAGGTCAATTACAGACAGCAGCACAAATATTAGATTCATTAGGCAAAGTAATCGGAGAGTCAGTAGAGACAGTCAATATTCAAGCACCTGAACTATCTATAAAAGTAGAAACAAAGTAGTACATCTTTATTAGTAACGAAGATATCGGATATATATTTAAGTTCCTCGGCAGGGTATATATAAAAAATTTTTCCTGAACACTCCCCCCAAATGGCGTTAGAACGGCCTGAGAGCCTCTGAGAGAAGCCAAAATTTGCTTCAGGTATGATAGTATCCTAAAATTTTCCGCCTGTCTGAGGCCATTCTGAAGCCAGTGTAACATTTGATACATAATACAAAATTGGTGTACTTTGGGTGTTGACATGATGCCATTCTCATGTCAATATATATATATACAACGAAAAGTTGGAAGCTCCAGAGGTCGTGACAGGACAAACACATGGGTGATCTGGAGAATTGCTGAAGTAGGTTCGACTAAGATCTGAAGCAAGTGCCAACCGACTACATACAAACTGCTAGTCCACAGAGAACGGACTTCACACAGAGATAATTCTTTTATCTCTTCAGCTGGTGTACTCAGAGACAAACAGGGAATCGAGCAGGGCTTAACTTCGGTTGCTCTTCGCTGGTTCTTCCAAACTTTACTTCAAGGCACTGCACCAGCTGAACAGATAAAAGGTATCTCAAACCTCTTATCTATTTTTCACTTATTCTTAAGGATTTTTTCTCATGGCTCAAGCCTATGCAATCACCCAATACAACGGGTTAGATTATCAAAACGGATTTCAACCCAAGTGGAATTTGGTAAGCGAGCGAAACGACCAGAAAGCAGCCCTTAAAGTTGCTGAAGTTCTAAACGCTCGCACCAAATACACACACAGAGTTGAGGTTGTTAAGTCTGTTGAACTTCCTAAATTTACAGTTTTAAAACCTGCTAAATCAGAAAGTCAACAACTTGTTATTCCTGCAAGTTTCAAAGTAATTAAGAAAAGATCATTTCTTAGAAGATTATTAGGAGCTTTTTTCTAATGTCAGAAGAAGAATTTGAGATCTATTTCGCTGGCTGTAATTGGGGAGCAACTTTCGAGTTGTTTCCTAAATTAGAAAAGCAAATTAATTACGACCCAGAAACAAAGGAGATCAACAAGCATGACTGAAACAACTTACAACGGTTGGACTAACTACGAAACTTGGAACGCTTCATTATGGATGGATAACGATTATTTCTATTATTCAATCATGATGATGCAATCAGTCAAAACTTATGAAGATTTTATTAAAAAAATTCAAAGTAATGTTTTCAACAATCTTGATGCAAATTGGGATTGGAGAAACAAAACAGGTGACGGTATATCTTGGAACGACCCAAAGATAAACGTTGCTGAAATTGACGAAAAAATTTCGGAGCTTAAACAATGAAAGTGCAATCAATCGCAGGGTCAAATATACCGACCCTGCACCAATTAGAAGAAAGATTCTACAAACTTTATGAAGGCTGCAATTTTTTACTAGATAATGATTTTATCTTGCCTGAAGAAATGCGACTTTCAAAAAATGAAAGAATCAAACTAAAAAACATTTTATGGCTAGCTAGTCATTCGGCAGTCTGGACAAAAAATGTCAAATATAGAGCAGAATAAAAACTGCTCTTTTTTTCTAAAAATTTTCATTTATCCTAAAAAATCATGACAGTAATGAATGCGAAAAAATCTCAGGTCAAACCTGAAGAACTAATAGTGAATGAGCTAATTGAAGCGATTGAATCAGGGCAAACAAAATTATGGAGAAAAGAATGGACTGTTAAGGGTGGCTTTAGAAACCTATTAACAGGGCATGAATATCAGGGTGGGAATCCCGCTTTGTTATGCTTGCAAAGCTCTATAAGAAATTGGCATTTACCACTTTTTATAGGTGCAGGGCAGGCACGTTCCATAAATTGTTTACCTAAAAAAGGTTCACGTTCGGCTCGGATTCTCCAACCACTTTTGAGAGAATTTGAAACGAAAGAACTTGACGAAAATGGAGATGCAAAGAAAGCTCAGTATATGAGCTACAAATGCGTCCCTGTTTTTAATGTCGCTGACATTCGTGGATTAGATGATGAAGCTAGTCTTAAGCTCGAAAAAATGATTGATGATGCAGTTTTAACTGCTAAACCCAGAGAATTAGATGTCAGGGTTAAAGAAGCTCACGACAGATTGTTCCAATGGGAAAAAGAAATCAACACTCTCATTAAAGGAGGAGATAGAGCTTATTACAGAGAATCAAGTGATGAAATTGTTATCCCAAAAAGATACAACTTCAAAAATGATGAATCTTATCTAGCTACATTTGCTCACGAAGCAGTTCATTCAACAAAGCATAAAAATAGATTATCAAGAAATAATTTATCTTATGCTCAAGAAGAATTAGTTGCTGAATTAGGAGCTTATCTAATTTGTAATAGATTACAGATTTCTAATTTAGATACTATGAACCATGCTGCATATTTGGAGTCATGGTGTCCAATGCTGAAAAGCGACCCAAAAATCCTTTTCAAATCACTAGCTAATGCAGTTAAGGCTGCTGACTTGGTAATTGGTGAGCAATAAGCTCACCTTTTACTTTTTATTCTTTATTTTTCTAAAATTTATGAAGGCTGAAATTTACAAAAAGATTTGTAGTAAACACAAAATTAATCCACTTCAGGGTTTACTTGATGAAAACGTCAAAAACATTTTAACTGAAGATAAACGAAAAGATCTTGAATATAGCAAGATTTTATTAGATCAATACTTTACAGTTTATTACTGGGAAGGTAAATATGCAGAGGTTTAAACAATGAAAGAATACAAAGCAACCGATCCTGAAATGGTTCAAGCTCAAAAAGACTTGGCTAAAATGTCAAATTTATCTGATCGTGTAATCACTAACGATAAAGATTTATTTGATGAGTTAGCTACGATCCAAAGGAAATTATGTCAAATCTCTGAATTAAAGTCTCATTTTCTTCAGAGATATGAGGACATACTTGATGAACAACATCAAATAGAAACAAGGCTCGCAATATTTCAGAACGAAATGCTGCATAGTTTTGAATTATGCTTTCGATACTACAAAACTAAAAAAAGAGGATTTAAGTAAATGAAAATGATTCATCAAATGATTCCCAACCCTAGAATGTTAGTTCAGGGTTACGAACCAATGAAAATAAAAAGAGTCCGACCTAAGAAAAAGGTACGGACTTTTAATCGAACTAAATTAAACAAACCAGAGGGATTTTAATTAATCCCTTTTTCTAATTTCAATTTACATCTAGTCAGAATTAAAGTTTCATATAACTTTTTATCTGACTTTAAAGCTTTAGTTAATAGGTTATCCCACTCTTCAGAGGATAATTTATTGAGGTGGTATGGATCATAACCCAATTCTTGAATTGAAAGTATGTAAGACTTAATGAGACTCATAATTATTTATGTGTTGACATATTAATAATACCATACAGGCTTGCTAATGACATTATTTATGTGTTAATATTTTAAAGAGTTCACTTATCCTAAATTTATGACTCAAAACGATAGAGACTTTCAAAAAGTCTTACAAGCTCTAACTGCATTTGATAAAAAATTATCAACTTTAGAAGATGTAGTTAAGAATATCGCAGAAGCTACTGCAAACTACGCTAACTCTCAACAAAACTTAAATAAAGAGCAATCTGAATTAAATAGAGAATTGGGAGAAGCTCTTAAATTCTTAGGAGACAACCTAAGTCAACTTGTTAAATACATCAGAATAAAGGAGGGCAACTAATGGGTTTAGATATGTATTTCGAGGGAACTTTTTCAACAAGAGCTTTTACTGAAAGAGATCCTAAAAATTATGCGATTGATCCTGACTTTGAATCTGCTCTTGAGTCGATAGGTTTTGAAAACGCTCCAGTGGAATTTTCTAACTGGAATTATTATTCAATTAATATTCCGATTGCCTATTGGAGAAAAGTTAATTGTATTCACAACTGGTTTGTTGAAAATGTGCAGGGCGGTGTCGATAACTGTGATCGTAGTTACGTTAGTGATGAAAAGATAAAAGAGTTAGTTGAAGAAATTGACAACATTTTATCTGAACCCGATCCAAAAACAAAACTAGCAAAGGCAGAAGCTAATTTACCTAATACAACAGGTTGTTTCTTTGGTTCTCAGGAATACGATAAGTATTACTTTGAAGACCTTAAATACACTAAGGAACGTATGCAAGCCTGTTTGGATTGGCAAAACAAAATGGCAGGAACAGGAAAATGTTTCGATAGCTTCTATTATCAATCATCTTGGTAATTATGAGCCACCCTGTAAACGATGAACTCCTTGAAAATATTTGGGAACAAGTACAAGAGGAGTTCCCTTTCTTACCTGTAGAAGAACAGGAACAACTAGCTAAACAAATGTTTGAGGATAGATGCCAATGAACATAACCGAAAGTCGTGACGAAGCATTTGAAGCCATAGCTGAGATGCTACGTTCCAATGTAAAGAAAACAAAGATAGCTTCTAAACTTGCTGCTGATTATTGCGTAAGCGATAAAACAGTTTACAAGTGGATTACTAAAGTTGAAGAAATGTACGATATTGAGCCAATAGAGTCAATTCTTCAACAACAAAAATCTGAATTAAAATCTGAAATTTATCAGGATTTAATTCGTGATTATCATAAAGCTAAAACTGATAAAGATGACGAATTACGCAGGAAAATCGGAGCTATATTAAATAATACTTACCTTAAAAAAATTACTTTCAACTGAGAATTTCGCTAGCGAATTATGATTGACAACCCACTTCCAGATCAAGTTATGGAAGAAAAAGAAACGCTCCAAAACGCTCAAGACTTTGAGTTCTATTGCCACGCTCATGCAAAAGAAATTGCTGAACACTACAAAGTACATGAAGACCTACATGAATACTTTGCAGAGTGGTATCACGATTACATGAGACAGAATCCTGATCTATTCGATCATACTCTTATCTATCTTGATTCTGATTACATAGTCGATTGGTGGGAAACTGAATCCTACCTTTTTGACGATTTCGATTCACCTTATATGGAGATTACAAAATGAGACTTGATACTATTCATCTTCTTCTTAAAGATTATATTTCTGAACAAGAAGAATTACATCATATTGATAGAGATATTAATTCTTGGCAATTTGATAGGTTATCAGAATTAGCCGATCAATTAGATGACATCATTTGTTACGAACCAACCGATCAGGAAATGATGTCTAGCTTCGGTACTAAATGGCATGATGGATTATGAAAATGGAATGTAAACCTATTGATCTTTTTGATAAACAAATCTGTGTAGATTGCAACCTACCCTGCCATTTTGGTTCGGGTAGATTTGTTAACAGATATTCCGTCTACAATGATGATGTAGAAGGTTGGAGGTGCGGAGACTGTGCAGCAGAAGTTGATGCAATGTTGGAGGAAATGAATAATGCCTAAAGGTAAATACTACGAATATCAAATAAAACGTTCCGCACTAGATAACGATTATCTCTCTGGTAATATTGATGACTTTCAATATGCCAGAGAGTCTCTTGACCTAGACTTGGAATACGAACCATATATCCTAGCTCAAACTATTAATAGCGAAATTGCTAAAAAACAACACAACATAGGAGACAACAAATGATTGATTGGTACAAAGGACTATCTGAAGAAGAAATTGAAATGTATAAAAAAATGCGTGAAGAACAACAAGAAGCAAAGAAAAAAGGTGTAAAAGGACAAGTTGAACTTATTCTTAAAAACTTGGAGGAACAGGAAGATGACTAACGATAAGTGGATTCACTTTCCTAAAAATCCTTACGAAGGTCAAATCTTTTATTACCCTGCTACAAAAGATACCTTTACTTATATTATTCCTCAGAACCCACCTGATGATGGACAATGGGTTCTTATTTCTTTTGATCTTTTTATGAAGTTTAAATCAAGCAGCAACTAATTGATCGTTCTTTACCATATCTTGAAATTCTGCTACCTTTTCTTTAAATAACGCACCACAACCTATCAACTCCATAGCTGTTACCCAACGAAGCTGTAATCCGTTCTTTCTTATTATACATATCAATCCCCTTTTTGCTCGCACTCCAGTTTTTTCATATAGTCCCTCGTTATACGCACCTATCTGTAATAAATGATCTTGTAAATATTTTTCTGGTTTATCTGTATCTTTCCCGTAAGTTTTAAAATCTACTATCGTTAATTCTGAATGGCCGTCAGGATTTTCTGTATCTATCAAAGCGTCACATTGACCAGCGTAACCTGATGAATGGTTAATATTAAATTCACTAAGATGAATGGCTTTTATATCTTCCAAAAAGGGTTGTATATTTCTGGTGTACTCACTACACGCCCATTGTTCCTCGACTTTATTTTTACCATGAATGGCGTTTT